GCCAGCGCATCATCGCGGCCGGGCTTTCCGACATCGAGAACGAGAGAAAGCAGCTCGAGCATGAGCGCGAACTTCTGTTGGCTGTGGCTGTGCCTACGAACGCAGACGACCTGGCTGCGGTGGAAGCTGCGCTTGAAACGGCTCGTGCGGGTCTTGAGCGCATGAGGGGCGCACGATGATCGCCGTTGTCGAATACACCCCCGAGACCGCGCACCTGATGCGGTCGGACTATGCGGCGCGCCGGGCAAAGCTGTATGCCGTTAGGAAAGAGCCCGAGGCTCCGGCTCCGGCTCCGGCTCCGGCTCCTGTCGTGGCCGAGCCTATCGTCCTGCCGCCCGCAGTCGTCCATGACGCTGTCCGCGAGTGGCTGCGCCTTGCCACGCCCGAGGCGATGAAGCCGGCCGCACATCGTCGGATCATCGACATCGTGGCGGAGGTCACAGGCGTTGAGCGCATGCAACTGTTGAGCGGCCGCAGGATGGCCGACATCGTGCGGCCTCGGCAGATATGCTTCTACCTGTTGAAGACATGCACGACGTTATCGCTCCCACTGATCGGCCGCTGCATGGGCGGAAGGGACCATACGACGGTCCTGCACGGCGCTCGCAAGATTGCCAGCCTCATCGAGACGGATGATGCGCTCCGCGCCCTGGTGGCAAGCCTGACCTCGCGCATTCAAGCGGAGGCAGCATGACCAGCATCGTCCGCCCCCTCAAGCATCGCTGGACCGCACACCAGCGCAACAGAAGCGCGGGGCAATATGCCCCGGTCTCCGCCATGGAGCGCGAGCTTGAAGACATGGAGCAGGACGCTGAACGCCTCACCCGCGAAGCCCGCGAGCGGATCGAGCATGAGCGTCGGCAGGAGGCTGAGCGATGAGGCGCGCCCCGTCCACGCAGATTTCCGAGCGGCAGATTCAAGCTTCTGTGCTTGCCCACTGGCGGTCGTTCGCCATTCCCGGCACTCTGGTAGCCGCTATCCCGAATGCGGGGGCTATGGGCCAATCTGGGCTCCACCGTGGCGTCTTCGATCTGATGGTGATGGGCGGCCCCTTTCTTCGGGACCGTACCGGCTTCCTCGAATTGAAGACCGCCACCGGCAGGCTATCCGCCCATCAGGAAACGTTCCGGCTGATCTGCATTGCGTCTGGCGTGCCTTGTGCCGTCGCTTTCGGTCGCGACCAGCCCATCCGTGTTCTAGAGGATTGGGGCGTCGTCAGGCAGTCTCCAACCCCCACACCGCAACCAAAAGGAAGCCGTCATGAACGACGTTGATCTCCTATGCCTGCGTTGCTGCAAATTTCCTCTCAAAGCTCTGCGCGAGCGGGACACCATCCGGTCAACCCTGCTGACGACCGGTTGGGGTTCGGATTTAGTTGCGGAGCATCTGGACGAGGCGATCCAGTTCGCTGAGGACGCCCGCCGCGCCTATCTCGACAAACGCCGCGCCCGCCGGGCCGCAGAGAGGGCCGCTGACAAGGCGTGGGCTGAATCGACGCTGAAGGTCGGCGGCTACCGAGAGGCCCACGCCTGATGTCCAAGGCGCCCGCCACAAAGAAGATCACGCAAGCCGAGAGATATATAGGCAAGCGCGTCCGCATATCCTGCGAGGCGGACGCATTGAGCTATCACGAATCCGGCCCTACGGCGCCCGAGCGGATCACTGTTCGCATCGGCGGCATCATCACGGTCGTTCCCGTCTCCAGTGTCGAAATCGTCTCCCTTCACAAGCAGGAGGCGCGAGCATGAGCCGCAAGCGGTCGATCCATCCGAATATGTTCTGCGATGAGAACTTCCTGCAGCTCTCACCAGAGATGCGGCTGTTCCTGCTCATGCTCGGGACAGAGAGCGATTACGCGGACCGCTTCAAATGGGACGCCGCGATCAAGCGCGCGCTGGATACTGGCGTGATCCAGTGGCCCGGTGTCGCGCTCGCTAGCCTCGAAGCTGATGGCTACGTGCGTCGCGATGGTGATGTTGGCGAGATCCTGTTCGGCTTTGGTTTCAACCGCCGCCGCGTCTCTCTCTGGGAGAAGATCCGGTCGCGGATATTCGAGCGCGACCAGTGGGCATGCACCTACTGCGGCGAGGTCACGTCTGATCTCCATTGCGACCATGTCGTGCCCGTCTCCAAGGGGGGCGGGAACGAAGACACGAACCTGACCACAGCCTGCAAGCATTGCAACCTCTCGAAAGGGCCGAAGCGCCTTGAGGACTGGCGTCGATGAGCGCTCCCTACATGCCCCTGTTTGTGTCGGACTACCTGTCCCACACCCAGCACCTGAGCGCCGCTGAGCATGGCGCCTACATGCTCCTGATCATGAACTATTGGCAGCGCGAGAAGCCTTTGCCGGCAGACCCGCGCAAGCTCGCCCGTATCGCCCGCATGAGCGACGCTGAATGGGCGGAGGCCAGCGAGAGCCTGTCCGAGTTCTTCCAAGAGGTCGATGGCGCCTGGGTGCATAAGCGCATCGAGGAGGAGATCACCAAGGCCGCTGAAAAGATTGAAAAGGCCAAGGCCAACGGGAAATTAGGCGGCCGGCCTCCCAAGAAACAACCGGGTGGAAACCCTCCGGTTAGCGGATCGGAACCGGACGCTAAGCTATTAGATGATATGAGATTAGCTGAGATAAGCAAAGATGCCAGCTTGCCGGCATCTTTGGACGCCGGCCAGCGCGATGAATTTGTAGAATTTGCAGAAGCATCCTGCATCGAGGCGGCAGGCTCAACGTCGCTCGGTCCATTCCTGCCCATCGCTGGCTTGCTTCTCGATGGAACGATGAGCCTGGACAACGTGGTCATGCTTATCCGAGCCCGGCCCGCAGCGGCCGGCGGCGTCCTATCATGGAAGTTCTACGTCAAGGTGATCCGCGACGAAGCGGCTACGCGCCCCTCGGGAAGCCAAGGCCCTCCGAAGGTCTTCATCGCCAAGGACACGCCTGAATGGGACGCCTGGCAGGCTGCTGAGCCCGGCAAGCACAAGGCAGTTCAGATGAACGCCGGAATGGGATGCTACGTCGCAACTCGATTCCCCACCCCTCTGAATGAACGAGAGAGGAGTGCAGCGTGATTTTATGTGGCATCCGCGAGTGTCCGGCCAGAACCCTCAAATCTCAGGAGCCAGCATGAGCGACAACCCAGCCTTAGATGCATTGGTTCGGGACAAGATCGCGCAGGTCGAGGCCGGCATGAAGGCCCGCTACGGCGAAGCCCTTGCGGAATACTTCTTCAACGGCGTGTTCGACCCGATACTCAAGGAGATTGGGTACGACGGCAGCGAAGTGCAGATGACCGAGTTCGCCGGTCTATCCAGCGTGCTCGCGGATGCCACAAATAACCAACCCAAGACGGAGAACTAAACCACATGGCAAAGGCTGGGAAAGCGGTATCTCTGGTCAAGTTGGCGGGAAAGCTACCCCAGCCCAAAGTCGTTGCGTTGGACGGATCGCGCCGGGGTGACGATGGTAAGACCTTTGAGGCCGTTCCGCCCACACTGGAGCGCCTTGTGCAGGCTGGGCTTGCCCCGGTGAGTAATATGCACTCACGACGCCTACAGGTTGTCGCTGACGGACAGGTAGGGCAGGACAGCATCATCCGCACCACACAGGCGCCGCTCCAGTGGCTGGCCTCGCGCGGGATGCTGGACAGCGGCATTGAGCGCAATCGCATCCTGAAGGAAGCAGGAGAGCGCTACTACCGCCATTGGTTCGACGGCGGGCTTCGCGGGATCGGCGCCATCAACTACGATAGGGTAGGAGGCGGCGCCTCAGACCCGGCCCACATGACCCCTGTCAGTGAATACGCCGCACAGCACCGCGCCGAGTACCGCGCCGCTCGGGATCGCATGGGCGACTGGCTGGCGAAGATTGCCGATGCGGTCGTTTGCGAAGAACTCCAACTCGCCAATGCCGCCGAGCGCGTTTGCGAATATGCAAGCCCGAGCACTCGCGCGGCCATTGCGGGCACAATGCTGAAGGCGGCTTTGACCACGCTTGCAGAGCACTTTGGGATGATCTCACGCGCGCGTTGACACTAGCACTGCTGTGAGGCTATATTTCGGTTCAATGGCGATTTGCGCCGTTGCAAGTTTGCGCCTGAGCCAGAGATGTCCGGGCGCTTTTGATTCGACGAGCGTAAGCCGGATAGTGGCTGTTCCGGTGCTTCGCGAGCCAGAAATGTCGTGGGTTCGAATCCCACCGCTCAGTCGATCTCCCAAAGCCCTGCCTCACGGCGGGGCTTTTTCCGTTCAGGACACAGCAGCATGGACTGGATCGATCGTTTCGAGGCAGCTCTGGCGGTTGAGGTGCCAGGCTGGACATTCGAGCGCGCTCAGGGCGGCGCTTTCATTGGCAGGCTCATCTCTCCTGACGGGCGCGCTCTGACCGCCAATCGCTATGTGACGTACAACCACGAGCCCGAAGCTCTCGCCAAGATTTGGGCGGGGATGATCTCGGCCTAACCACCCCTCCAGCCCGATGGCTCAAACCCACGGGGAGACGACATGGCAGCGCGTAAGCAGCTTTGGCACCCTGACGAGGTCCGCCAGAAGATTCAGGCCAGTCAGCTCATCAACCGTTTGATGGCGCATATCAATTCAGACACGCCCATTATGGACAGTTCGCAGGTGACGGCGGCAACCAAGCTGCTCAACAAGGTGCTGCCCGATCTGTCGGCGGTTCAGCTTCAGGGGCCGAACGACGACGCCGGCAAGCCTACCGCCATCCAGTTCACCATTGTCGATCCTAAGGGCTAGCGTCCCGCGTGCTCTAGCGCCTCTGTTGAGGCCAGCGCGGTACAAGGGAGCATATGGCGGACGCGGCGGGGCAAAGTCGCATTTCTTCGCAGAACAGCTTGTCCTGCAATGCTATGCCAACAAGAAGCGCGCGGTTTGTATCCGCGAGGTGCAGAACAGCCTGAAGGAGTCGGTTCGCCAGCTCCTGATCGACAAGATCCAGAAGCTCAACCTCGGCAACTTCTTTGAGGTGCTCGAAAGCGAAATACGCGGTGCCAATGGCTCGCTGATCGTCTTCAAGGGCATGCAGGCGTACAACGCAGAGAACATCAAATCCCTTGAGGATTTCGACATTGCATGGGTCGAGGAGGCCCAGACGTTTTCGGCAAAGTCTCTGCGGCTGCTGCGCCCAACCATCCGCAAGGACGGATCGGAGCTGTGGTTCTCATGGAACCCCCGGCACGATACCGATGCGGTTGACCAATTCTTTCGTGGGGGCACCCCGCCGGCCAACGCTTTAGTTGTCCCCGTTAATTGGTTCGATAACCCGTGGTTCCCGTCTGTTCTGCTGGATGAGAAGGACCAGGACTACGCCAACGACCCCGAGATGGCCGAGCACGTCTGGGGCGGCGGCTACGAGATTATCACCGAGGGCGCCTATTACGCCCGCCAGATAGCAGCCGCAGAGCGTGAGGGCCGCGTCGGGTTCTTCCCTCACATGCCCGAGTTTCCGGTCTATACCGGCTGGGATTTGGGCGTAGACGACTACACGGCCATCTGGTTCCTCCAGATCATCAACCCGAACCGCATTCGTGTGGTCGACTACTACGAGTCGAGCGGCATCGGTGCAGACGATATCCTGAAAGAAGGGCTGCCCGAATATACGAAGGACGGCCCAGAAGCCTCCGCCATGATGATCGAGATCGGGCGAGACGAGCCGTTCAAGTATCAACGCCACTTCCTGCCGCACGATATCGGACAGCGGGAATGGGGCGCGGGTGCGAAGACCCGCATTCAGACGATCAACGAACTAGGCGTGCCGCTGACGGCTATTTCGCGTGGCGTGGCCCAGAACCCAACCGAACGCATCAACGCCACGCGCCGGCTCCTGCCAATCTGCGAGTTTCACCAGAGCAAGCGCGTGATGCTGGGGCTGTCTCGCCTGCGCCGCTACAGCCGCAAGTTCAACCAGCAGCTCGGAACGTATCTCGGCCCGCTCAAGGACGGCAACGACCACGGGGCGGACGCCTTCGGGGAGTTCGCCATCAACTGCGGCATCTTCCCCGCCAAGCCGGAAGAAAAGCCGAAGCCCAAAGCTCAGTTGGGCCAGGTGTTCCTACCCGGCCCGCCGCGCCCGCCTAGCGGCGTGAGAATCAGGATCTAGCCCGCATGTCAGAGGCCGAAATGGAAAGCGAGGAGCCGAAAGGCCCCGCGCCTGCCGGCCCATGGCTGGACAGGATCAAGGACTACCAGACCGCGTTCCAGAAGTGGGCGGACCAGTGCCGCAACCTCGACAAGCTCTATTCGCGCCGTGAGCGCTCGGATGCTGCTGATCGTGAGTACGCGATCTTCTGGGCGAACATCGAGGTTCTGAAGCCGGCCGTCTATGCCCGGCCTCCGGTGCCTGTGGTGGTTCCCCGGTTCAAGGACAACAACGCGGTCGCGCTCGCTGCGTCGGAGGTGCTGGAGCGCGCGAGCGTCGTCAACTTCGAACAGCAAGACCTGAATGGCGTCATGCAGGAGGTCCGCAACGACTTCCTGATGTATGCGCGCGGAACAGCGTGGGCTCGACTGGCAATGGCTGGCGAGAAGCAAATCGTCGCCTATGACAACGTCGCAGCCTGCGACTTCGCCCACGAGATGGTGCGCTCATGGCGCATTGTCGGCTGGGTCGCACGGCGTGCGTGGCTGTCTCGCGAGGAAGGCGTCAAACGCTTCGGAGATGCATTCAACAGCGTCCCGCTCAAGAAGCAGGATGAGAACGCAGCCGTCCCGCAGAAGACCGACAAAGCTGCCGTCTGGGAAATCTGGGACAAGGCCAGCGGCAAGGTCATCTGGGTTGCCGAGGATCATTCGGATGTTCTGGACGAGCAGGACGCCTATCTGTCGCTGGCCGGGTTCTTCCCGTGCCCGCCGCCGGCCTATGGCACGCTCATTCCTGGCGGACTGATCCCTGTCCCTGAAATCCTGCAATACAAGGACCAGATCGAGGAGATCAACGAATACACCGCCCGCATTGCGGCCCTGTCGCAGTCGTTGCGGATGAAAGGCTTCTACGCCGCAGGGCAGGGCGATATCTCGGAAGCCATCGAGACGGCGATCAAGAGCATCGACGACCGGGCCACGATGATCCCGATTTCGTCCATGGCCGCGCTTGGGCCGGGCGGGTTCAAGGACAGCATCGTCTGGTTCCCGGTTGGCGATGTCATCACGCTCATTACGTCGCTGGTCGAGCTGCGCCGCGTCGTGATCGAGGATGTCTATCAGATCACCGGCATCAGCGACATCGTGCGCGGCTCGACGGACGCAGGCGAGACGGCCACAGCTCAGCAGATCAAGTCGCAGTGGGGCTCGCTCCGCATCCGCGAGCGTCAAAATGAACTGGTTCGCTTTGCCCGCGACATGACGCGCATCACGGCCGAAATCATGGCCGAGAATTTCACGCCGGAAACGTTGGCGGCAATGTCGCAGACGGATTTGCCGACGCAGGCGCAGAAGCAGCAGGCGCAAATGGCCGTGCAACAGGCGCAGGCCCTCGCACAGCAGGCGCAGGCGATGCAGCAGCAGGGGCAGCAGGTTCAGCCCCCGCCCGAACCGCCAAAGGACGCCGTTGCCGCGCTGAAGAAGCCCTCGCTTGAGGAGGTCATGGCCTTCCTGCGTGACGACAAGGCGCGCGGCTTCACCATCGAGATCGAGACGGACAGCACGATCCAGCCTGACGAGGACGCGGAGAAGCAGCGCCGGGTCGAGTTCGTCACGGCGGTAGGCGGGCTGTTCCAGCAGGCGGCGCCGATCGTCATGCAGGCCCCGCAGCTCGGGCCGTTCATGGGTGCGGTGCTGAAGTTCGCGGCTGACGGTTTCCGCGCCGGGCGGCCCCTTGGCGGCGCCATCGACAACCTGACGGAGATGCTGGAGGGCATGGCCGAAAAGGCTCAGCAGCCATCCCAGCCCGACCCCGCCATGGAAATCGAGCTTGAGGGCAAGAAAGCGGACACCGAAGGCAAGAAGGCCAACGCGGCGAAGGCGACCGTCGATCTGGAGACGGCCAAGATCGGCCTCCAGACGGCAATGAACCCGCCTGTTGAGCCGATGGCCCCGCCTGCGCCGCCGCCCCCCGACCCGGCGGCTGAAGACGAGCGGGAGCTTCGCATGGCGCGTGGGAAGAAAGAGATCGATTTCGAGTTCGACACCAAGCGCAAGCGGCTCGAACGCGACAATGCGTCGGGTGCGGAGATGGGACTTGGCGAGGGCGCCGCAGAGCCCAGCGAACTCGGCCCATCGCCGCTTGAGACCCTGACCGGCGCGCTCTCGCAACAGGGTGAGATGCTTGGGGCTCTGGCCGAGCAGAACCAGGCCATCCTTGCCGGCCTCGGAGAAATCAGTGCCGGCGTGCAGTCGCTTATCCAGCACCAGACAACCCCGAAACGTGTCGTGCGCGGGCCTGATGGCCGCGTGTCCGGCATCGAACTCGCTCAGTAAGGAGCGCCACCCATGGCAAACGCAAAATATCCAAAATGGAAAGAGGCTGTCATTCAGGCTTCGTCCAACTCATCGCTGAGCGGAACTGTCAAGGCCGCGCTCGTCGATACCGGGACGTATACCTATAGCGCTTCTCACGAGTTTTTATCGTCCCTCTCGGGCGTTGTCGGGACGGCGGTAACGCTCACCAGCAAGACCTATACGAACGGCACTTTCGACGCCGCTGACGTAACCTTCACTGCGGTTTCGGGTAACTCAGCCGAAGCCATCGTGATCTACATCGATACAGGGTCGTCCGCGACCTCACGCCTCGTGGCCTATCTGGACACCGGCTACACGAATATGCCTGTGACGCCCAATGGGGGTGACATCCTCACCACTTGGGCGGCGAGCGGTATCTTCCTGTAACGCGGCGCTAGGCCATGGCGACGACATGGACGACTTCAACCGGCGCTAACAAATCCTCGAACGTCACGATCTCCGGCGGCAATGAGGTTGCGACAACCACGACCGGAACAGGCGTCGTCCGGGCGACAAACCCATTCGCGACGAAGAATTCGTGCGAGTGTCTGGTTTCAAGCATCTTCGTTCTGTACGGCATCTCAACCACATCCTTCAGCGTTACCACGCTTACTGGAGGACATTTCTATGTCGTCGCTGATATCGGCGGCGGTCAGCTCCAGATCTACGATCTCGGGGCCGGGGCACTTGTCGGTTCAGCCGTTACGGGGACACTCGCTGCAAGCGATAGGCTGACATTCGAACTCGACGGCACGACGCTCTATGTCCGGCGGAACGGGTCCAACCTCTTCGGTAACGCGAGCGCCGGCACCGGCGGCGTTACGATTTCCTCGGGCACATATTACCCGACCGCCTATCTGGATTCATCAGGCGGCTCGGTCAGCGCCACGCTTGATGCCGACAGCCCGACCTATTCGCCTTCGACCGGCTATACGATCATTGGCGGCGGCTCCGGCTCGCAGACGCTAACCGGAACGCTCTACACCGATACGGATAGCTTCGGCGCCGGAACAATCACTAGAGGGCCTGTCACCCTTACAGGAACGCTTTTCACCGACAGCGACAGTTTCGGTGCTGGCACGGTCACGCCGCGCAACACCCTGACCGGCACGCTCTTTACCGATACCGACGCGTTCGGGGCCGGGTCTATCTCGGTTGGTCCGGTTACTCTGACCGGAACCCTGTTCACCGATGGGGACAGCTTCGGCTCTGGCGCCGTCAGCCAGGGCGGCAGCACGCAGACGCTCACTGGTACGCTGTTCAGCGACAGCGATGCATTCGGCTCCGGGGCTATCACCACCGGGCCTGTGACCATCACGGGAACGCTGTTCTCCGACACGGATTCCTTCGGCTCGGGCACGATTACGCGCGGCGCGGTGACGCTGACCGGCACACTGTTTTCGGACAGCGACAGTTTCGGGGCGGGCTCGGTTTCTGCCGGTCCCGTCACGATCACCGGAACGCTCTACAGCGACCCGGATTCGTTCGGTGCTGGGTCCATATCGCAGGTTTCGCCGCAGGCCATCACCGGCACGCTGTTCGTCGATGGCGATACGTTCGGAGCGGGGGCGGTTGCCCAGCCGGGCGCCGCAGGCGAGGCCAAGGGCGCGTACATCTCCGTTGAGCGCAAGAAGCGCAAGACATGGTCAGAGGACCGCGACGAACTCCGCGCCATCATCGAAAAGGCGATGGCCGATCCTTCCGAGGAAGCCGAGGCGGTTCAGGCCATCGCGGCGCCTGCTGTCACCAAGGCTGGTCCTCGCATCAGCATCGATTGGGACGACCTGTCCCGCGACATGGCGGCGCTCAGGCAGGCCGTCACCGCATACACGGCTTTTCTTGCAGAGGAAGCCCGCCGTGAGGCCGACGAGGACGATGTGATCGCCGTCCTGCTGCTGGCGGCATGAGAGGTCGAGCATGATCTGGCAGAAAGGCACCATCGTCAGCGGAGCACCGGGCGGGCGTGTGAACGTCGACGCCTCAGGCTTGGACGAATTGCGCTTTCTGTCGCCCAAGTTCGTTCTGAATGACGGCAGCGACTACGGCCTTGTCGGGTATGGCCTTGATGTGTCCGACCGGACTGATTTCGTTGCGCTGCCTGCGTGGAAGGCCAACGGGTCTGTCGGAGCCGTCACAACGGGAACCACAGTCAGCGGGCCTCTGCCGACCTATGCGGCTGGCGACATTCTTACGGCGCTCCTGATCTGCCGGGGCTCATCCACGGCATTCACCATGCCGGCCGGCTGGGAAGAGGCTGGGCAACTCACGGTTAGCGGCAACCAGTTCGCACTGTTCTGGCGGCGCGCAACGGCCTCGGAAAGCGCCCCGACCGTCACCAATGCCGGGCGCACATCGACCAACCTGCTTTCGGCGCAACTGACCTCGTGGAGCGGGTGCGGGACGACAGGAACGCCTTTCGAGGGTCTGGTTAGCAATTCCTCGGCATCCGGCGTTCTCACTGGCGCTGATGTCACGGCCACGGGGCGGCGCCTTGCTGTCCAGCTCTGGGTTCGCGGCGCAAATACCGCCTCGGCGCCTGATGGAGAATGGGCCGAGCGGCTGGACCAGGGGACCGGCGGCGGCGGGGCGTGTCGCTACATGGCGGACACCGCAACGGTTGAATACGCGGGCACCATGCCTGCCTGTTCTCGTGGGTCCAGCGCTCAGCTTTATGCCATGTTCGGGCTGGCTTTTATCGGCGTTGGGTCAGACCTGGCGGCCTCACCCAACACGCTACGGCGCGGCCTCTGGGTGTGGGACAGCATCACCACGGTCCTCGGCGTCACCAACGAAGAAAACATTCTGCTCAACGAGTGCGTGAACAGCGGCATTACGGACCTCTACCTTTATTCGCCGCTGGCTTCCTTTTCGACCGATGCGGCAGACTTCCGCAGCTTCATTGCCCGCGCCACCGCACTCGATATCCGCTGCTGGGGCATGGACGGCTTCCGGGGCTGGTTCAGCGACGGTGATGGCCCGCAGGAGCTTTACGACACCATCGACGCCATGATCGCCTACAATGCGGCCTCTGCGGCGGATGAGCGTTTCGCCGGGTTCCACATTGACCAGGAGCCGGCCGATCTCGACACGTTCACGGCGTTCCACAATGGGGTCGCGTCCTCGGCGCTCTCAGCCGTAGCCGCATCCGGCGACTGGCAGGACACCGAGGTTCTCGATCGCGAATATCTGATGCGGGATTGGGTCGAGATCCACGCGGAATGCCGCTCTCGCCTCAACGCGGCCGGCGCGCTGCTAGGGACTGCCCTGCCGACATGGTTTGACGACTATTTCGGAGAGCCCGTCACCTGCACCTATGGCGGCACGACGCAGAACGTCTTCCTGCACCTTGCTGCGAATGCCGACGATCTGGTCATCATGAACTACAACACCAATCCGCTGAGCCAGATCAGCCGGATCGGCTACGAACTGCCGGCATCGCTGGCGGCCCTCTCAACCGCAATCGAGACGCACACCGGCCCCGGCACAGGGGTCAGCTACGCCGACACGGTGGGCAAGCAAACCAAGGCGGCAGCCCTAGCCGACCTTGCCACAGTGCGCGCCCGCTATTCGGATTACCCGAGGTTCTTTGGCGACGCGATCCACGATTGGGAAGGCTGGAAAGCCCTCTCGCCAACGTCAGCCGACACCAGCGACCCGCTAGCCTGAGCGAGAGATATCCGATGGCCCGCGAATCCTACGTCTTCGACCCCATCGCTGGCGAACTTGTCGACCGTGACGAGTACTACGCCCGCAAAGCCCCGCCCAAGCGTTCCGGCCTGTCCGCACCGATGATTATCTCGGACGGGATCGAGGTCAAAAGCATGGTGGACGGCAAGATATACACCTCGAAATCCGCCCTTCGGCAGTCCTACCGCGCGAATGGTTACATCGAAGTCGGCAACGAGCCCCTGAAAGCCCCGCCGAAACCCAAGCCCGACCGGAAAGCCATCAGCGAAAGCGTCGGCAAAGCCTTCGCCCGCGCCGGCATCTCGCTCTAACAGGAACCCCATCCCATGGAAGACGTGCAGAACGCGCCCTCAAACGGTGCGAGCGATACCGCTTTGCCTGAAGCCAACGCCGTCCCGAGCATTTCGGACGCGCTGTCAAAGGCATTCGATACCGTCAACCAGTCCGACGACCAGACGACCGCAGCCCAGCCCAGCGAAGGCCCGTCCCGCGCGCCCGATGGCAAGTTCGCCGCCAAGCCCGCAGAGACGCCCGCAGAAGGGCAGGAGCCCGCAGCGCCTGCCGAGACACCGGCCGTCACCGCAACCCCGCCCGCGCGCTTCGTCAAGGCCGCGCAGGAGGCATGGGCGCAGGCCCCCGAGATCATCCGCGCCGAAGTCGCCCGCATGGAAGCGGAGCTGACGAACGGCATGCAGAAATACAAGGAAAGCGCCGAAGCGTTCGAGCCGCTGAAGCAGTTCGACGCCATGGCGAAGCAGGGCGGCACGACGCTGCCCGAAGCTCTCGGCGCGTACATCAACATGGAGAACATGCTGCGGGCCGATCCGGTCAAGGGCATGGTCGCTGTCTGCCAGAACCTCGGCATCGACCCCGCGCAGATGGCGCAGGCTCTGGCCGGCCAGCAGACCAGCGGCGGCGCCTCTCCCGAGGTTGCGTCGCTGAAGGCGCAGATCGACCAGCTTGAACACAAGCTGTCCGGCGTCGCAGGCAAATACCAGGAGATCGAGCTTCGCCCGGTCCAACAGCAGGTCGAGGAGTTCGCCTCCAAGAACCCGCTGTTCAACTACGTGGCGGACGACATCGCAAAACACATTGCAGCGCAGAAGCAGGCGGGCCGCACGCCCGACCTTCAGGAAGCCTATCAGGCTGCCCTCACGCTGCACCCCCATCTGGCGGCCCCGGCTGCCCAGACAGCGGCTCCGGCCGCTCCTACCCCCGCTGCGCCCGATCCGGCTCAAACCCGCAAGGCCCAGCTTTCCATCACCGGCAGCCCGTCCGTCTCAAACACGTCCACGCGGAAACCCGCCGGTTCCACTCGCGAAGCTCTCGACCACGCCTTCGCAGCAACGGGTCTTTCCTGACCCCTAAAGGAACCAAGACATGGCAATCGTCTCCAACGACAAGCTCACCGAAGCTTTCTCGTTGGCGCTCGAAGACCGGTCCCGTGGATATGCGGACCTCGTCTCGAATGCCAACGCAATCCTCTCTGTGATGAAGCAGAAGGGTGGAATGAAGACCTTCTCGGGTCCCACGATCCGCGAACGTCTGCTCTATGCCGAGTCCGGCACCTATGTCCGGTATTCGGGATACGACTTCCTGAACCCGGCCCCGGCCGAACTCTTCAGCGATGCCGAGTTCACCCCCAAGCTGGCGGCCGTGTCCGTCACCCTGTCGGGCGAAGACATCCTGAAGAACTCCGGCGCCGCGCAGCTCAAGGACGTGATGGAAGAGCACATCTCGGCCGCTGAGCGCGAGCTGACCGACCGCTTCGTGGAAGACCTCCACTCGGCCGGCACGCTCACCAACCAGATCGGCGGCCTTCAGCTCGCCGTTCCGACCGTCGCCACCTCGGGCACCTACGGCGGCATCGACCGCGCTGCGGTCCCGCTCTGGCAGACCGGCTCCTATGACGCCACCACCGACTTCTCGGCGGCGACCACGGCAGCCAACATCCACGACCAGTACACCCGCGTGCTCATCGCTCGTTCGCGCGGCAAGAACGGCCCCAACCTCATCGCGGCTGACGCGACGCATTTCCGCCTGTTCCAGTCGGCACTCGTCACGATTCAGCGCGTCACCAAGGAAGGCAAGCTGGCAACCCTCGGGTTCCCGTCCCTCGCCTTCGCCGGTGCCGGCTATGAACTGGACGTCGTTCTGGAAGGTGGCATCGGTTCGGCCATGCCGGCCAACACGAGCTATTTCCTGAAGCTGGGCGAGGACGGTCTTCGCTTCCGCTATCACGCCGACCGCAACTTCGTCGCCTTCGGCGGCAAGCAGCGCCCGGTCAATCAGGACGCCGTCGTCCAGCATATCGGATTTTATGGCAACCTGACGATGGCGAACCCGCTGTTCCAGGCCAAGCTCACCGACTGAGGAGGTCACATCATGGCTTACGTCATCACGCAGAACCGCCTCGGTCAGTCTCTGATCGGCGGCGTCGATTCCGCTGCGGCGGTCCCCATCGGGACCATCGTGACGGCCACCGACCCGACCTATGGGGCCGGTGAGTTCATCTACCTCAAGGGCCTCGACGCGACCGCTCGCGGCACCTGGGTCACGTATAACCTTGACGACGGCGCCACCGCGCTTTTGGCAGCCAATGCCATCGGCCCGGTCGCCATCGCCATGGGCGCTACCGTCACCGGCAAATGGGGATGGTATCAGATCAGCGGCAAGGCTGTCGGCAAGGCTCTGACCGGCTACCTCGACGATGCGCTGGTTTGGTGCACCGGCACCGCCGGCAGCGTGGACGACACCGTTGTCGACGGCGACATGGTGCACCTTGCGAAGGGTGCATCCGCCGTCGACACGCCGTCCACAGGCCTCGCTGAGTTCGAGATTTCGCGGCCCTACACCGACGATATCGCGACCAACGACTGATCTGATCCGCACTGCATCGACAACGACCCCGTCGCGGGAAACTGCGGCGGGTTTTTCTATGCCGCCATTCCCCTCAAACGAAAGTCATCCTCATGGCCTCAAACGCCGAACAGGACACCGCTCGACCCCGCTTTTACATGCAGGCGGTCGAAAACAAGGCCAAGAGCATCGAAGAAGGCCGCCCGGTCTTCGACGAACGCGAGATGGTCGAAATCCGCATTCCCGGCGACCGTCTCGCCACCCATGTGAATTACGTGCTCGACGAGCACCGCCAGCGCTGGCCGGACCATTATGCCGCGTTCAAGCGCGGAGAGGCGCGCGCCGCCAATGGCACCCCGCTGGAGCAGTGGCCGCTGATGACAACCGGCCGCGTCGCTTCGCTGAAGGCGAGCAACATCCTTTCGGTCGAGGAGCTGTCCAAGGTTCCCGACAACATGCTTTCGAGCCTCGGCATGGGCGCCCGCGAGCTTCGCGAGCAGGCTCGCGCCTATCTGGAGGCGGCTGCCGGCGGGGCTGCCGCTGCGCGTGCGACTGCGGAGAACGCGGAGCTACGTGAGCAGATGGCCCGCATGCAGGCGCAGATGGCAGCACTGTTGAAGCAGGCGCCTGTCGAAGTCGATGTCTCGGATCGCGCCATCGAAGACCTCAGCGACGACGAACTCAAGGCCTATATAAAGCGCGAGACGGGCGAAGGCGTGCGCGGCACTCCCTCCCGCCAGACGCTGCTCGACAAGGCCACGGCGCTCGCCACCCGCGAGAGTGAGGCGGCCTGATGAGCGTCCTCGACGCCTGCAAGTCAGCGGCCACCAAGCTCAACCAGCCGCGCCCGAGCACCGTCTATGGTGCCACGACGCCGTTTGCTCAGGAGCTTGCTGACCTCGCCAACGAGACGGCTACGGCCATCGCGAAGGCGCATGACTGGCGGCGCCTGACGACGCTTGCGACGATCACGGGCGACGGGAGCGACACCAGCTTCCCGCTGCCCGTCGATTACGACCGCATGCCGCTGGACAGCAATGTCTATGGCTCGCTTGCCCGCCTGCCGTTCCTGAAGGCTCGCGACCTCGATCAGTGGCTGGAGTTCGACATCACGCCCGTCGTTGGTGCGCCCGGCTACTGGATTAACCTGGGGGGTGAGATCCAGATCAAGCCCGCCATGGCTTCGACCCAGACGGCCCGATACTACTACCAGTCGAATATCATCGTATCCGGCGGCAAGACGGCGTTCACGGTCGACGGCGATGCATTCCTGTTGCCTGAGCGGCTTTTGACCCTCGGCATCGTCTGGCGGTGGAAAGCCCAGAAGGGCTTCGAATACTCCGAGCACCAGAAGAATTTCGAGATTGCCTTTGGCGAGGAAGCCGGCCGCGATAAGGGCTCGCGCATCCTCTACATGGGACAGCCGCGCATTCCCGATGGCGCTTCCATTGCCTATCCGGGTTACATCGCGTGAGGGTCGCGGCGCAGAAGGCCAAGCGCAGGGTTTCGCGGACGAAGACGTTCCCGGCTCCCAGACGCGGCTGGATTGCCAACGAAAACCTCGCTTCTTCGAAGCCGGAAGGCTCGCGGCTGCTCCAGAACTGGTTTCCGACCCCAACCGGATGCCGGGCGCGTGGCGGATCTGAAAAGTACGGGACGGCGGAAGTCGACGAGCCGGTAACGTCGATGGCGACCTATGAGACCGGCAATTCCAGCGAGTTCTTTGCGACGACGGCAACCGATCTCTACCCCTTTACCACTGTCGTCGATCCCGACGTTGCGCCCGCTGCGCTCGTAACCGGCCTGACCGGCGGAGACTGGTCATGGCAGCAGATCACCAACACAGCCGGCGCGGCCTTCCTGCTTGGCGTCAATGGCGCGGACAACGGCCTGATCTATGACGGAACGACGTGGTTCCCGCTTTTCGACAAGGCGCTCTACCGGCTCAACTTCGACGGCCAGACAGTCAACTTCACGACCGGGACGGTCACGGGCGGAACGTCGGGCGCGACCGGAACCATCTTCCGCGTCTTCGACAGCGGCGCAACCGGCTATCTCTGGCTGACCGATATCGTCGGGACATTCCAGAACAACGAGGCGCTGACCGGAGCGCCGGGCGCCGCTGTGGTCGATGGCACGATCCTGCAACTGACGGCGGCCATCACGGGCGTCGATGTGTCGGACCTGTCCTATCTCGCGCTGCATGCCAGCCGCATCTGGGCCGTGAAGAAAGACACGCTGGACGCCTATTACCTCAGCACGCTTTCGGTTGGCGGCGCGGCTACGAAGTTCCCGCTGGGCGGCGTTTTCAAGCGCGGCGGCTCGCTGCTTTTCATTGCCGAATGGTCGCTGGACGAGGGCAACGGGCTTTCCGCCTCGCTGGCGTTCGTCTCGACCAAGGGCGAGGTTGCGATTTATGGCGGGCTCGACCCGTCCGATGCAGCCACATGGTCTCTGCGCGGCGTCTACCGGATCGGGCTTCCGCTCGGCAAGGATGCCTGGATCAAGGCCGGCGGCGATCTCGTTATTGCCACGGATATCGGCATGGTTCCTCTGTCGCAGGCCGTCAGCCGTGATTATGCGGCGCTGTCTGCCGCTGCCGTGTCGAACCCTATCGAGGATGAATGGTCGCAGGCGGTCGCCACCCGAACCGCGCGCCCGTGGGTCTGCGAGGCGTGGCCGACAAAGCAGATGCTTCTGGTCGCCATTCCGCCGGGTGACAATGACCCTGCGGGGATGTTCGTCGCCAATATGCTGACGGGCGCATGGACCTTCTACACCGCGTGGGACGGCACCTGCCTGCAACTGTTCGGGGATCGCATGTTCTTCGGCACCGATGTCGGAACGGTGGTCGAGGCCGAAGTGACGGGTTCGGACCAGGGCATGCCCTATGTCCTCGTCAACGTGCCGCTGTTCGATGATCTGAAAGGCCCTGCGGCGCTCAAGACGTTGACGCTGGCACGCCAGGTCTATCGCGCTCCTGTCGAGGCCAACCCGCTGATGTCGGGACAGTTCGATTTCGAGGTGATGCTTCCGCCTTCACCTGACGCCAGCGGCGCCGTAGGCGGATCGGTGTGGGGCGCGGCGATCTGGGGAACGTCGACGTGGGGCGCGCCTGCCGCCAAGCGCACTTTCCAGAAATGGCAGTCGATCAACGGCTCCGGTTATGCCTGCGCGGCGGCGTCTCAGTTCACTATCGGCGGGATTTCGGCCCCACAGATCGAGATGATCCGCACCGATGTCATGTATGAAATGGGCGATGCCGTCTCATGATCGTGGCCGATGATCGTGTCGCGCATTTCGTCGGGGGAAAGGTCGGGGAGGTCTTCCAGCCTCCCTATGCCTGCCTCGGGGTGGAGCACGACGGGGATATCGTCGCCGGCATCGTCTTCAACGTCTGGACCGGGCCTGACGTGCAACTGACCATCGCGGCGGAAAAAGGCGCGCTGTCGCGTCGGTTCCTGCGCCGTGTCGGCCACTACATCACCAACGAACTCGGGTGCATCCGGGCCACCATCGAAACCGAACAGCCGCATGTCGTGGAAATGGCGCTGCGGATGGGCGGGAAGGTCGAGGGCGTCAAGCGCGATCTGTTCGGCCACGGCCGCGACGGAACCGTGATCGGCGTGCTGAAGCGGGACTGGTTCCTGCCTTCTGAAGATAAATAGGAGGCTACGATCAAAGCACCAAAAGCGCCCATCGCTCCAGACCCGAAGGCCACCGCATCCGCACAGGGCGGGGCCAACCGTGACACTGCGATCACGCAGCAGCTCATGAACTTTACCAATCAGGTCGGCCCTGACGGAAGCCTGACCTATGAGAAGATCGGTGAGGATTGGGTCGACGATAGCCTGAACCCCGGCGCGAAGTTCGCCGTTCCCCGCTATCAGGCGATCACGAAGCTGTCCGACTCCGGGCAGCGCGTGCAGGACATCAACAACCAGACCGAAGAGAACATCGCCACCATCGGTCGGGACCAGTCGTCCCGCATTGGCGACATTCTCGGAAAGCCGGTCAACTTCGACGAACTCGGCGCCGCCCCTCTCCCGACCGACTTCTCGGCGGATAGGCAGAAGTACGAAGATGCCCTGATGGGGCGCCTGAACCCGCAAATCGAGCGGGATCGCAGCGCACTGGAATCGAAGCTCATCAACCAGGGGCTTCGTCCCGGCTCGCAGGCTTATAACGATGCGGCGTCCGAAATGGGCCGCAATGCGAACGATGCCCGGCTTGGGGCGATCCTGAACTCGGGCACAGAGCAATCCCGCATGTTCGGGCTGGCTTCGACGGCCCGCCAGCAGGGCATTCAGGAAATACTCGCAGAGCGGAATGCGCCGATCAACGAGATCAGCGCGCTCATGAGCGGGTCTCAGGTATCGCTGCCGCAATTCGTCAACACGCCACAGACGCAGGTTGCCGGGACGGATTATCAGGGCGCGGTCTACAATTCGTACCAAGGCCAGATGGACGCCTACAAGCAGAAGGTGGCGAGCCAGAATGCGATGATGGGCGGGCTGTTTAGTTTGGCCGGGACGGCGGGCAAACTGGCCATGGGGTCCGACCGCCGGCTGAAAACCGATATCGAGCGCGTTGGCACTCTGGACAACGGGCTGCCTGTCTACTCCTACCGCTACAAGGACGGCGGGCCGGTTCAGATTGGCCTTATGTCGGACGATGTTCGCAAGGTTCACCCTGAAGCCGTTGTCGTGATGCCGAACGGCCTCGATGCGGTCTTCTACGACATGGCGGTGCTCTGATGGCGGAAGCGATGGCACCTTTCATCTGGGGTTCTGGCGGCGATCGCCTGACGCCAGAACAGATCGAGCGCAAGCGCAAGGTAGCCGAGGCGCTTGCGAGGCATGGCACGGACGCCAGCCCTGTCCAGCATTGGGCGCAAGGTGCGGCCCGTGTCGCGCAGGCAATGCTCGGCGGGTTCGAGGAAAAGCGCGCGGGCGACGCCGAGAAAGCCA